GCTCACGATCTAACGCGTTGCTCCAGTCCCCATCGGGCGACAAGACAACCTCGACAGGGTCAGCCTTCGGGTAAACCTGACCGCCCCAACTAGTGACAATGTCACCAATTGACACAGCGTTAGCAAGGCTGGCGACCTGCGTTTCAACCGACGCTTCAGCGGCTCCGTAGGCCGCAATGCTTGACGTGTTCTTCTTGGTGTAAACACCGCCCTGAGACATTGTGATGTCGGCTTCGTTACGCATTGAGTCGCCGTCATAAGCGATAGCCACGTTCTGCCCAATGGCATAACCACCGGTGCCGTAGGTGCCCTGAGAAACAATGGAGCGTGTCTCTGTGCGGATCTGGTTTTGGTTGTACAGCGTTAACACACCAGCACGAGTCACGAACAGGGGCGCATACTCGGAGTCGGCGACCTTTTGCAGCTCTGCTGTGGTCATTGGTGCGTCGTCCGTTAATTCGAGAACCGTGGACGCTGGCGCAGACGGTGCAGAGGTCATGCCCGACGGGAACGAAGTGTTAGCAATGAGGCGGTTGAACCGTGCAGCAGTTGACTCAGAGAAAGCCACCGTCGAATACTTGAAAATCTCTTGGAAAATAGATTGAGCAATACCGGTGCTCCACACAATGACTTGCTGCACCGATCCTGTACCAATGTTTACGGCCTCAGGCAACGCAATATAGATGCCCGCATTGTTTACCGTGGTAGTGGCGATGAGAATGCCGTCAATGTAAAGCGTGATGGTGCGCGCTGCACTGTTCCAATCAAACGACAACATACGAGCAGCGCCCGAATCAAACCCTGAAGAATTAGTGCTCGCCACCTTTGAGTTACCAAAAGAGGGCTCCGTAACTTCGACACGGAACTTTCCTGTGCTGTTGTCATAACTGAGATACCAAAAATGGTTGTAGATGCTTCCGCTGAGCATCTGCGAGATGCTGCCTGATGAGTCAGGGATAGCCCAACACGAGACCGAGAAACTACCCGGACTGCTATTTGTGCCTCCCTGTGCAGACGCTGCAGCGTCAGACCCTGTGCCCGTGATGGAACTGTTCACGAGCCCTACAGCGAGTTGATTACCACTTGAAGCAGCTGCAGTCGTCGCCATGTTTAAAGGTTCACTGCCGTAATCCTTCAGAGACTGGTTAGCGGTGTAAGGGCCCACAGGTTCATCGCAGGGATAGTAGTGACGTGGCGACGTGGTCAAAATGTAGTTGCGAGCCCAATCGACGGGCTGAGCGTCAGACGCCAGTAAACCCATAGCGTCAAAACAAGACAGGGTGACTGTTGAGTCTTTGCCTGCGTCAGTCCACACGGGAGGCCACCCGGCAACAAAACCACGAAACACGGGGTAGGTCGTAGCGCCGTAGGTGGCCGTAATGCGAATCTGGCGACGCGGAAGAAGCTTGCCGTAGTAAGTGCCCGATGTATAAAACGGGTCAAAAGTACGCGCACGGTTGTTGAGCGTCACCGTCGCGGAACCGTAAAAGGTGCCCCAATCGTCAGAGCGTCCACGGTCAATGCTCATGCTGTAAACATACGCAGAGACGTCAGTCCATGTCGGACTTACAACATACGGGCCATCGTCAAACGCAATCTCAACCTTTGGTGTTGGGTACGCCACTACTTGCCCCTACGGAAATAAGCGTTGAGAACGTCGTTAACTTCCTTGCCAATCTTGACAGGATCACCGACGCCAGTGTTTACATTGACGATGACACCACGGTTAGCAGTAGTAGCTGGAGCAAGAGTGCGCATAGAGTCATACGGCGTCAAAGCGCCAGCCTGATAAACAGAACTTGACTTAGCGTCAAAAGTAGAAGCAACCGAAGACGCAGCATTTTTCACGCCTTTAACAGCACCGGGTGTCAATTTCGCTACTGCAAAAGCAGCGACAGCTGCAGCACCAACCGCCAACACAACAGGGTTGGCAGCCATGGCGATGTTTAGAGCAATCATGGCTGCAGTGATAGCGCCAACTGCAAGAGCAACATCTCTGAAGGTCTTTGGGTTTTTAGAAGCCCAATCACCAAACTTCTGAAGGTAAGGCAAAGCACTCTCAACAACAGGCACCAAACTTGCACCGATGGACTCCTTGGTCTCATCAAGGGCAATCGTGAGGCGCTTGAACTTGCCTTCTGTGGTTTCAGCAGCAGCTGACGCCTCGCCACCAAACTTCTTGTTGAGCGCTGCAAACACCTGCTCCGCTGTGGCGCCCTCCTTGATCATCGCCTTCATCTCAGGCACCAACCTTGCAACAGCGGTTAGGTTGCCTCCTAAGGCACGCTCGACCGCCTTGCTGGCGGTCTCGAGGCTGATGTTCTTCGCTGCAGCAATATCCATTGCCAAAGATGCAGCCCTCTGGGCCTTCGTAATGTCCTTAGTGACTCTGACTAACGAGGAAAGCACCGGACGAAGTTCACTGTCGGTAATTCCGAGCAACTTGCCTTGTGTGCTGATCCATTCCTCATTAGCTGCAATTTGCTCATCTGTTGCCTTGGTGGAGCGCTGAATTTGACGCGCTAACGCCTTTTGGGCAGCAGCATCTTCTATTGCTCCTTTAGTGGCGTCAAAGAGTCCAGCAGCAACAGCAGTAAACGCAGCAGCTGCAGGGATCGCAGCCTTCTTCAGTGCAAACTGCGCTTTTTGTCCGACGGTCTCAAGTTGCTTAAACTCTTTGATAGCGCTCTTGATGCCCTTGTTATCGAAGGACGAAACAATGGGGATAGAAAGCATTAGCGGAAGTCCTTGTTTACACGGTTGACAATTTTCAGAGCCAAGTCACGGATGCCGTCTTCAATCTCACGGCGCTTGCTGTAAACAACAGGGCCAATAAGACGAGTGCGGCCCGGTGACAAGTCGCCAAGAGAATCCCCTAGAGGGTTTTGGTTTTTGCGTCCAGCGGTCTCAAAGATTGCTGTACCTGCGTCACGCTGCACCACGTTGATTACACCAAGAGAACGGCGGTCAGTGTTGAACACAACATCGACGCCACGCTTTGCCTTTGCCAATGTAAACGGAAACACCTTACGACCTCTTACAGCTGGGCCTGCCCACTGTCGGTTCATACCCGACAACGGTACAAACTTGTAAGCGTTCTTTACAGCTTCGGTAGCAGGCTGAGCTATAACACGCGCGTCGTTATTGAATTGTTTACGCAAGCCGGGCTCAATCTTGTTGAGGGAACGAATTGCGTCGTTGATGCCTGCAATTTGTGTGGTCATCTCTACGCTCATCGTCTTGCCTCCTTGTTCATTTTGTCGAGCACGTCAGCGACGGTGTGCAGCTCTTGTATATCGAATGGAATTTGGGGAGGCCAGAAACCTGTCTCAACGACTAACTCGCAGAGGGTTCGAAGGTAACTGCCTCGCCCGTAGGGTTTGCTGGCTCATCCTCAACCACGTCAACAGACTCAAGGCGTTTGATGTAATCGTCAAACACCACTGGCACTGTGAAACCCTCCTGCTTTGCACCCTCAAAAGCAAGGTACGCAAGGTGCTCCATAGCCACGCCGTTTGCAAGATCGGAGGCGCGGATTTTGAACTTGCGCTCCATAGCAATAATTGAAAAAAGGTTGGTTGTGACACGGTATGACACGCCACCTTTCTCTTGGACTTCCAATGTGATTTTCATTTGTTTCTCCTAAATGGTTGGGCTTGGATCAGGTGATGTCGCGAACCCAAGTTCCGCCGGTGCCCGTGATCTGCACGGTCGCAATCTCTGAAACCGTTGAGTTGATGGGTGTGAAATCGGCAATCATGACATTCGAGATGACATACTCTGGATTGCTCGCAGACTCTGTAGCACCTGATGGTGAGATGGTGAACGTGGTGGTGCCAGTGCCTACGCAGGTACTGAGAAACTGCTCGACTTCGCCTGCTCCGTAGGAAAGGTAGAAAGTGATTGACACGTCAACGGACTGAAGACCGCCAGCGAACTTGTGGCCCGTGTCGCCGAAAGCTGTGATTTCAAGCGAGTCCTGACCGACGGTGATTGTGCATTGGTTTGCTTGGTCGGAGAAGTCCACAGTGGTTGCACCCTGTGTCATTCCGATGGTGGCATTTGAGAGGAATGTTGTTGTCGCCATGGTGGCTCCTTTTTGGTTAGTTGCGCCGTACGGCGACGGCAACGGTTAGGTCGTAAGAGGGCAGGTCTTGCCCTCCTACGGATACGAGGCCCGGACGTAAGTCCGTGACCGCGATTGGTGAGTTCATGATTTGGTCGGCGATTTGCATGAGGTAATCGCCAGCGTCTTGGTTGCCCGGAGGCGGTGCAAGAACGCTGAGGGTCAGTCGAATGTCGCCAACGTTGTATGTAAACGCTGTAGCGGTTGGCAACTGGATCAGGACGGACATTGGGCGGGCGTTGCGAGGGTCAGTGATAGGCACAAGGCTGAGGGCAGTCAACGCGGTCTTCACCGTGTTTACAGCCTCGTACAAAATGCCTGAAGAGCTCACGCGACTTGCGCCCTCCCACAGCCCAAGAGCTGCATAATCCGGTGAAGGGTGACAGGTTGTGCAAGGTTGCCCATCCCGTCAAAAGCACCGTAGGCATCACCGCTAGTTCCGCGTTCACGGTAAAGCGTTGCTGCATACATTGTCGTACCTAGTTCAACATCGGCGCTGGGGACGGTGCCTTGCTGATCGGTGTAGCCAGCCTCACGGCGTTTACGGAAACACCAAGCGTTAGCAGCGCTTACACACTTAGCCACGAAGGCCGTGTCGTTAGCGGTTGCCACGTCAATACCGAGCCACGCCAGCACGAGCGCTGAAGTAGTCCAAGTGATGGACTCTGTAAACGTCAGGGTTCCAGCAAGCGCTGCATACTCTTCATCGTCAGCCTGACCAGTGACCGCATACAAAACCTGATTAATTTTCGGCACGTCATAGTTGAACTCGAGATAGCCCTGCTGGTCTTTCCCGATGTACTCCCACTCTTCAACGCTGATAACGGTGAAGGTGCCGTTGAACTTTGCGCCAGCGCCAGCGATGACGATGCTGTCACCGGGCTGAACTTCGGAAGGGGTCAGGGTCTGTACGGCTGACACATCATCAAAGTGAAAACCATGAGTGATTGTGTAAACAGACATACAGACCCTTTCCTACTACCCGTCTAAATCAGACGAATGTTGCCTTGACAAACTTGCTTGAGTCAATCATCAACGCTGCGAAGTAACCGCGGAGAGCGATTGTGCGCGACAGTGTCGATGGTGACTCAATGCTCATTGTGCCCTTTTGCTGCTCGAACAGCTCGTAACCAGATGCGTCACCGATGATTGTGGTTGCAGCGTTGAAGTTGCGATCAACAACAACCTGAAGCCCAAAGGCGTTGCCGTTTACTTGACCCGGAGCGAGGCTACCGAATGCGTTCATTGGGCCGATTTGTGGGAACAAAGGACGATCAGCAGTGTCGGACAGCTTCAAGAGTTCGGCCCACATTGATGGGTTCATGAACATATGCGTTGGCAAGTTGCCGTTTGATGCGGAAAGAATGGTTTCTGCTGCATTTGCAACCCATTCTGCCCAGTACGACGGATCATCAACAGATGCTGCAGTGAAGTTGCTTGTGGTGGTTGCACCTGAAGCCAACTGGTCTGCTGCGTAGTTGTCGGTTGCGTTTGCGTAGATACGACCCATGTCGTCAAGGACGACCTGAAGGATTGAAGGATCTGTCCAGTCAATGTCTGCTTCGGAGATGTTTACATATCCGCCGAAGATTTGCTTGGTCACTTGGTTGTTAAAAACAACAAGGGTTCCTTGCGATGGTGACTGTTCAGAGATTGAAGCACCGATTGTGGTGTGAGTGGTGACCTCTGGACGGATGAAAACCTTGCCACCTGCAGGCATTGCCTTTACGCCTACTGCGTCAACGACTGGACGACGTCCGATGAAGTTGTTGTAAACAGGAGCAACGATTGGGGTTGGCAAAAGGCCGGGTGTGTCGGTTGTGACGATGTCAGGTGCAGCTGCGCGGAGTGCTTCTGACATTTGGTGCCATGCAGAACCGCCAGCGATAAACGCTGACATGTATTCGGCTGCGGTTGGCAATGGAACTTCACGACGCGCGGTGGCGAAGATTGGTGCTGTTGGAACGATTTCAGCCGAAGCCTCAACCGTTGGGGTTACTTCAGACATGGTTTCCTCCTCAGGAATGTCTAGGGGTTGGGGTTCGACAACTTCTTCTTCTGACTCTTCGTCAGGCTGGGAAGCAGCGATTTCTGTGATCACAGCATCAACAAATGCTGGGATAGCGACAAGTGACAACTCAACAAGATTTGCCTTAGACACAATCATTGTGTCGCCCTTGTACTTGAACTTTGTGGGAACGGCGCCCACAGAAACGGAGTCATAGGCTCCAGCCTTGACTAACTCGATGGCCTGATCCGATGCGGTTGTCTTTGCAAACTTTGCGGTAAACAAAAGCCCGGACTCGTCATCGACGAGCTCACTGACGACGCCTCTCAACTGAGACATGTCATGATTTTCAATCAGCTTTGCAGCCTTTTGGTTGACGTCAAACGAGCCACGCAGAAACTGCACTTTCTGCCCACCCGACACCACTGCTGGAGTGTCCCAAGGAACAGCCACACCCGTGATGGTACGGGGGCTGTCCTCGCCAGCAGCAGCGTCAAGCGTGACAGGCACGGCTACAAACTCAATCTTCACAACTCATCATCCGTTTCATTGTTAGGCATGCCACTAGGGCTTTCGGATCCTTCGTAGTCCTCGATGTCAAACTCGACGTACCGATTTCTTGGAAGAACTTGGGCGCTTGAAAGGGTCTGCTCAATCGCGTCCATGTAAATACGAGCGCCAAACAAGTAGAGATCCTGACGCGCCTGCTGGGCGTTCTGGTACGTCATGCTTGCGCCCTCAGTCGGTGCGCTCACAAGGTACGCAGGCACCGAGCAAAGCCTTGCCATCTCGAGTGACTGGTACTTGCGTTGATCCGCAATGACCTCTTGAGGGTTCTGTGCAAACTCACGGAACTGCACTTGACGAGACAGTGCACCGATGGCGTTTTGTTTACGCGCTGCAGCCCACGCCGAAGCAAGAGAACCAAGGTCATCACCTGACATGTCTTCGCCGTCAATCTGCTGAAGGTAGCCCGGCACGGTCTCAAGAGATGCGTAACGGTCAGCTGCTTGGTCGAGAAACAGTGACGTGTTGATAGCGCGCTGGCCAATCTTTAAGATTCCCTCAATAGGGCTCAAGAACTGGATCACATTGTTTACGTCAAGAGGGTTGCCGTTGAACTCAAGTTCTTTTGACGGCCCGAAGTATTGAGGGATACCAGTCTGTTCGGTGCTGGAAATGTTTGCAGCTGGGAGCCATGTAAACGAGGCAGGCAACCCGGTCGAGTAGCGCGTGGTGACGTAGGCGTACGCTGCGCCGTAGAAAAACATGTCCGAAAAATTGTTTACGAAGAAGAACGAGCGTGACACCTTTGGGTCTGGGGTTTCCATCCAAGGCTCAAGAGGCAGATACACCTCGTCGTAGTCGGAGCCGTTCCACTGCTTTGAGTAGTGCTTCAGCCCTACCG